AGCGCATCGATCCGTTGGTGGAGGAGACGCCGGCGATCCGCGAACGGGTCGCGCCAGCGCGGTCACGAGACAGTGGCAACCGCCAGCTCAGCAAGGAGTTCCCCGGCGGCCAGCTGGTGATGACCGGCGCCAACAGCGCGGTCGGCCTGCGCTCCATGTCGGCGCGCTTCCTGTTCCTCGACGAGATCGACGCCTATCCCGGCGACGTCGAGGGCGAGGGCGACCCGATCGCGCTGGCCGAGGCTCGCGCCCGGACCTTCGGCTGGCGGCGCAAGATGCTGCTGGTCTCGACGCCGACCATCGCCGGCCTGTCGCGGATCGAACGTGAGTACCTAGCATCCGACCAGCGCCGCTATTTCGTGCCCTGTCCGCATTGCGGCCACCGCCAGCATCTGCGCTTCGAGCGGCTGGTCTGGGACGAGGGCGATCCGGAGACGGCGCGCTACCTCTGCGAGGCCTGCGACGCCCCGATCGGCGAGCAGCACAAGGCGGCGATGCTGGCCGGCGGGGCCTGGCGAGCGACCGCGGAGCCCACCGATCCCCACGCGGTCGGCTTCCACATCTCGGCGCTCTGCTCGCCGCCGGGCTGGATGCCCTGGTCGGAGATCGCCCGGCTCTGGCTCGCCGCCCAGGGCGACGACCGGGCCATCAAGACCTTCCGCAACACCGTGCTCGGCGAGACCTGGCAGGAGGCGGGCGAGGCTCCGGACTGGCAGCGACTCTACGATCGCCGCGAGCACTGGCCCGTAGGCACGGTTCCGATGGGCGGGCTGCTGCTCACGGCCGGTGTCGACGTGCAGCGCGACCGCCTCGAGGCCTCGCTCTGGGCATGGGGGGAGGACCGCCAGTCCTGGCTGGTCGAGCATCGCGTTCTGGCGGGGAACCCGTTCGAGGCAGCGGTGTGGGAGGAGTTGCGGCAGCTGCTCGGGGAGACCTGGCGGCATGCCAGCGGGCACCGCCTGCCCATTGCCCTGGCGGCGATCGACAGCGGCGACGGCATGACCACCGCGGAGGTCTATGCCTTCGTGCGGCGGGCCGGCGCCGGCCGCGCCATCGCCGTGAAGGGCCAGGACGGGCTGCGCGCCGCAGTGGGCCAGCCGGCCGCCACCGAGGTGCGGCGGAACGGACGCAAGCTCGGCGGCCTCAAAGTCTGGCCGGTCGGCTCGTCCTTCCTGAAGGCCGAGACCTATGGCTGGCTGAAGCTCGATCGCCCGACCGAGGAGAGCGGCGATCCCTTCCCCGCCGGCTTCGTGCACCTGCCGATCCATGCCGCGGGGGAAGAATTCTGCCGGCAGCTCACTGCCGAGCAGTTGGTCGCGCGCGCCGGTCGCAACGGATTTCGGCGCCTCGAATGGGTCAAGACCCGCGAACGCAATGAGGCGCTGGACTGCCGCGTCTATGCGCGCGCGGCCGCGGCCGCCCTCGGGATGGATGGCTGGGGCGAAGGTCGCTGGGCGCGGATGGCGGATGCGCTGTCGCTACCGGCCGACGAACCATCCTCCGCGGCGGCGCAGCCATCGTCCGCTGCACCGTTGACCCGCCCGCGCGCCTGGCTTGCCCCGCGTGGCGGCTGGCTGCGCTGAACCAGGAGATCTGCATGACCGCCATCGTCCCGGTGCGCACCAGCATCGCCGCCGGCCAGGCGCTGAGCGGACCCGTTGCCAGCGTCGGCTACGGCGTCTGCCTGCTGCTGCTGCCGGCTGCCTGGACCGACGCCCCGCTCACCCTGCAGGGCTCGCTCGACGACGGCGAGCCCGCGGCCTGGGCGGACCTCTACGACCATCTCGGCAACGAGGTTGTGCTGACGGTCGCTGCCGGCCGGGCGCTCACACTGCCGCCGACGCTGCTGCTCGGCTGGCGTTGGCTGCGGCTGCGCTCCGGCCTCGGTGCCGCGCCAGTGAATCAAGCGGCGGAACGCCTGATCGCCCTCGGTATCCGGCCGCTCGCATGACCGCTCTGTTCCAGCACTATCTGCCGCCCAGCCCGGCGATGCTGCCCTACGTCTCGGGCCGGTTCTACGCCTCGCAGCATGCGCGCGCGGTCGGCGGCGCCGTCGCTATGGCCGCCAACCGGCTCTACTGCGTGCCCTACGTTCTAGCCCGGCCCGGGCTGTTCTCGGCCATGGCGGTCAGCGTGACCACCGGTGCTGCGGGCCTCCTGCGCATGGCGCTGGCCGTCGACAACGGTGCTGGCCGGCCGGGCCCGATCGTGGAGGAGCCGGTGGTGGACGCCGACACCGCCGCCACGGGCAACGCACTCTGCCCCTTCGCGCAGCCGCGCTGGATCTCGGCCGGCATCTGGTGGCTGCTGTTGTGCTTCTCGGGCGCGCCCTCGGTGCGCGGTACCAGCACGCAGGCGTTCAGCGGGGGGAACACGCTGCTGCTCGGCTCGGCCGCGGCGGATGGCGGGGCCGGTGGCGGCACCACCGGCAGTGAGAACGGGTTCTTCGCGGCGCTGACCCACCAGGCCGGCGTGCCGATCATGCCGAACCCACCGAGCGGGCTGTCCTATCTGGTGAACGCCGCGGCGCCCCTGCCGACGCTGCGGGCGGCGTGATGGATCCCGCCGTCCTCGCCTGGGCGCTGGCGCAACCTCCCGGCAGCCGCGCGGCGGCGCTGGCCGCGGCCTATACCGGCGGCACCACGCGCGTGACCTTCGATGGCCGCACCGTCGAGTACCGCAGCCTCGATGAGCTCGGCCGCGCACTGGCCGCGCTCCATGGCGCCGAGAACAGCGCGGCGCGCCGGCCTTCCGTGACGCTGGCGAGCTTCAGCCGCGGAGGCAGTGCGTGAGCGCGGACGGAGCCGCTCAATCCATGGGCGCGATCAACCGCACGGTGGGGAAGTAGGTGCGATACCGGCGGACATCGCGGGTCAGCAGCGGCAGCTGCGCCACCGCGGCATGCGCCCCGATGAAGAAATCCGGGAGCACCCCGGTGCGGGTGCCGCCGCCGGCGCGGTAACGCTGGAACACCTTGCCGGCGAGGAACAGCGCCTCGCGCGAGATAGGGGCAGTCTCCACCTGGGCGATGGCGAGGACTTCATTGACCTCCTCCATGCGCAGGAAGCCCACCGAGAGTTCGGCATACACCACGTCGTTGATCAGCACCGGCCCGCGCACCGCCGCGGCCTCGAGCTGGCGCTGCGACCATTCCGCCCAGTCCGCATTGTCGGTGACCAGGTCGAGCAGGACATTGGTATCGACGAGGGTCACCTCACTCCTCGCCGCGCGTCAGCGCCATGATTTCCTCTGTGGTCATGCCGGCGCTGGCCCGGCCGCGCAGCTTCGCGAAACGGCTCGGCGGGCGCGTGGCGGGGCCGCGGCGGCCAGCCTTGTTGAGAACCACGCGGCCGTCCTCGGCGACCTCGAAGGTGACGGCGCTGCCCGGCTTGATACCCAGCAGGTCGCGGACCTCTTTCGGGATAGTGACCTGACCCTTGGTCGTGACCGTCGTGGCCATGGGGTGCTCCTGTAATACCGTAGTCTTCTCAGGTCTTACTTAAGGCCTCGCGCGGGCGGCTTCCAGTGGAGATCGCGGGATGATGGAACGCCTGCGGGCAGCCTGGCAGGTGCTGCGTGGCTACGCTGCCGCGCAGGACCACCGCGCCTCCGCCTGGTCGCCCTCTGGCGGCAGTGCCAATGCCGAAGTCGGCCTGGCCGCGGCGACGGTGGCGCGGCGCGCGCGTGATGCGGTCCGCAACGATCCCTATGCCAGCCGCATTGTTGATCTCTGGACCGGCAATGCGGTCGGCGCCGGCATCACCACCCGCTGGCCGGACGACGCGCACAGCCGCGCCTGGCAGCGCTGGGCAGAGAGCACCGCCTGCGATGCGGAGGGGCGGCTCGACCTCTACGGGCTGCAGGCGCTGGTCATGCGGGCGGTCGTCGAGAGCGGCGAATGCTTCGTGCGCTTCCTGATGGTGCCGCCCTCGGCCGTCAATCCGATCGGCCTCAGGCTGCAGGTGCTGGAGAGCGATCACCTCGACACCGCGCGCAGCGGGATGGTCGAGGGCACGCCGACCATCCAGGGCATCGCCCTTGGCGAGGCCGGCGCGCCGATCGGCTACTGGCTGCATCGCATGCATCCGGGCGCCGCCTGGATCCTGCCGGGCGCGACCTGGCAGAGCAGCGAGCGCATCCCGGCATCGGAGGTGCTGCACGTCTATCGCAAGCGCCGCCCGGGCCAGCTGCGCGACGTCTCTTGGCTGGCGCCCGTGCTGCTCCGCCTGCGCGATCTCGGCGACTACGAGGCCGCGCTGCTGATGAAGGCCAAGATCGAGGCCTGCCTGGCCGCGGTCGTCACCGAGGAGGGCGACGAGGCCTTGACCGGCGCCGCGGCGGGCCTGCTCCGCGACGCCCAGGGCCGCACCGTCGAGAGCTTCGAGCCGGGGATGATCCTGTATCGCCGCGGGATGGGCTCCGTGGAGGTGGTGAACCCCTCAGGCGGCGGCAGCCATGCTGCCTTCGCGCGCCGGGCGCTCGAGGCCGCCGCGGTCGGCGCGGGCCTCACCTACGACCAGGTCTCGGGCGACCTGACACAGGCGAACTACTCCTCGCTCCGCGCCGGCAAGATCGAGTTCCGCCGCCTCTGCGAGCAGGTCCAATACGGGATGCTGATCCCGATGCTGGTCCGCCCCATCGCGGATCGCTTCCACGCCCAGGGTGCGCTGCTCGGCCTGTGGGGCGCCGAGATGCCGGATAGCGTCAGCCACGTCCCGCCGGCGCACGAGATGATCGACCCGCTGAAGGACACCACCGCGCTGATCGCCCAGGTGCGCGCCGGCTTCGTGCCGCAGCCGGAGGCGGCCGGCGCCTTCGGCTACGACTTCCGCGCGGCGGTGGAGATGATCCGCGAGGCAAACGCCCTGCTCGACGAGGCCGGCATCTCGCTCGACACCGATCCGCGCCGGGTCGCGAAGTCCGGCGCCGCGCAGGACGCCGCGCAGATGGCGGCCGTCGAGATCGCCGCGACCGGTGCGGCGACCGCGTCGGGGAGTAATCTGGCCGGAGTGGCGGAGGGAGCATGACCGAGTCGGAGCAGGTCGAGGAGACGGAAGTCGGAGCAACTGAAGGCGACCTGCGCTACTGGCTCGCCAAGGAGGCGATGCGCCAGAGTGAGGCGCGGCTGGTCGGTCAGGCTGCATCGCTGCAAGCGATGGAGACGCGCGCAACGTCGTTGCTGACCTGGTCTGTGACCGTCAGCATGGCACTTGTCGCTGCCGCCACCACTGAACGCTTCTTCTGGCCGGCCATCGGTGCTGCAGCGTTTGCCTTATGCACGGCCGCTCTCGCCATTCTGGCGCTCTGGCCGCGGCGTTGGTTTACCGGAGGGCACCGTCCATCGGCGCTGGACAAGCTGGGGCACACGACCGAACTCGGCTTTCTCGAACAGATGGCCATGGGCAACGAGGCGGCAGCTGACCTCAACGAGGAGCGCTTGCGGCGCTTTGCAGGGCTGATTCGGCTCTGCTGGATCAGCCTCGCCCTGGCACCGGTCGTGGCGGCAGCGATCCTGGCAGCGGCTTGGTGGGCCCGCCCCTGACCGATTCGATAGGCATCGCCGGCGTCATCGGCTTCGGCGGTGGAGTCGGTGTCTTGGCCATGTGGCGAAGCTAGCAGGCCCGAAAGGGAGCAGCGAAATTGACCGAAATGACTGAGCCGGGCGGCAGCGATGCCGCGCCGGAGCTTGTTGCTGCGCCCACGGCCGGGGACCTTCCCCTGGTCGCGCAGCGCGCCATCACCGCGCCCGCCACCGTCAACCGCGCTGCGCGCACGGTCGAGGTCGTGTGGTCGACGGGCGCGCGCGCCCGCAACTTCGTCCCGGCCCTCGGCCTGATCACCGAGGAGCTGGAGATGTCGCCGAGTGCGGTGCGCATGGAGGCGCTCCGTTCCGGCCGCGCCCCGGTGCTCGACACCCATCGCCGCGGCGGCGCGCGCGACGTGCTCGGCCGCGTCACCGCTGCGCGCCTCGAGCGCGGCCGCGGCTATGCCACGCTGCAGTTCAGTAGCGCGGCAGACGTCGAGCCGGTCTGGCAGCGCATCGCCGACGGCACGCTGCGCGCGGTGAGCGTCGGCTATCGCGTGCACCGCTACGAGCCGCGGCCCGATGGCGCGACCGGTGAGACCGTCCACCGCGCGGTGGATTGGGAGCCCTTCGAGATCTCCGTCGTGCCGGTCCCGGTGGACCGCGATGCGGCGGTGCGTGGCGAGGCGCCGCAGGGCGCGCCCGCCATCGCGATCGAGCCCGCCCTGCCTGACGAGGATCCACCCATGCCCGAGACGACGCCGGCCCCGCAGACCGCGACGGTCGAGCCGGCTGCTGCCCTGTCGGCGCCGTCGACCGCCGCGCCGTCCACCACCCCGCTCCAGGAGAGCCCCGTGACCACCACGCCCATCGCCCCGGCACCGGAACCCACCCGCGCCGCGCCCGCACCGGCCGTGCCGGCGCCCGATCTCAACGCCATCCGCGCCGAAGCCCAGCGCGCCGAGCGCGAGCGCATCGCCGGCATCGACGCCGCCGTGGAGGCGGCCCGCGCCCTGCTGCCGGCGGACCGCATCACCCCGGTGCGTGCTGAGGCCATCGCCCAGGGCTGGACCGGCGACCAGGCCCGCCGCGCCCTGTTCGATGCCCTGGTGGCGCAGGGGCCGCGCCCGCCCATTCCCGCCCGCCCGGAGACCGGCCCGAGCCACGACGACCCGACGCAGATCCTCGACGCCATGGCGGAGGCGCTCGCCGCCCGTGCCATGCCCGGCTACCAGCCGCAGGGTTCGGGCCGGCATGCCGAGTTCATGGGCTGGCGTCCCTCCGACATGATCGGCGAGCTGCTCCGCGCCCGCGGCGAGCGGAGCGTGCCGCGCAACCCCACGCTCCTGGCCGAGCGCGCCTTCCACACCAGCTCCGACTTCCCGCTGCTGCTCGCGGCGGCAGCCAACAAGATGCTGCTCGCCGCCTATCAGCCGGCGCAGCCGACCTACCGCCAGATCTTCCTTCGTCGCGACTTCCGCGACTTTAAGCCGCACCGGCACCTGCGCATCGGCGACTTCCCGACCCTGCTGCCGCTCGCCGAGAACGGCGAGATCCAGGTCGGCACCATGTCCGAGAGCCAGGAGATCGTCCTGCTGCAGACCTTCGCGCGGCGCATCCGCGTCACCCGGCCGATGCTGGTCAACGACGACCTCGGCGCCTTCACCGACTTCGCCGCGGCGATCGGCCGCCGCGTTGCCGAGTTCGAAAACGCCACCGCCTACAACCTGCTGAACAGCGCCAATGGTGACGGCCCGACGCTGACCACCGGCAGCGCGCCGGTGTTCGCCACCGGCGCGGCGCGGGCCAACAAGGCCAGCACCGGCACCGTGCTCGACACCGACACCATCGGCGCCGGTCGCACCGCCATCATGAAACAGCGCACGCTGGACGGCCTGCCGATCTCGATGGGCCAGACCATGCGGCTGCTGGTCGGGCCGAACCAGGAGCTGGCGGCGCGGCGCGCGACCGTCACCGTTGCCGCGAGCGAGATCGGCAAGGCGAACGTCTTTGCCGGCTTCGTGCAGCCGGTGATCGAGCCGCTGGTCCAGGCAAACCGCTGGTACCTCTTCTCCGACCCGGCCGCGGCGCCGGTCTACGTCTACGGCTACCTCAACGGCGCCGAGGGGCCGCAGGTCACCACCGGCCCCGTCCAGGGGGCGGACGGCGTCGAGGTCAGCGTGATCTTCGACTTCGGCGTCGGCGCCATCGACTGGCGCGGCGCCTGGTTCAACCCGGGCACCTGATCCTCCCCACCACCACAGCAGCTTCGTCGAGGGCGCCCGTCCCCCGGGTCCCCAGCCAAGTATCCGCTTGGCTGGGTGGGGTGGCGCGCCTTCGGCGTTTCAGGAGACCCTCCCATGCGCAACTGCATCCGCCCCGACGCGCGCTCCATCCCGATGGTGGTGCCCTATGCCGGTGGGATCCTCTCCGGCCAGGGCATGCTGGTCGGCGCCTTCTTCGGCGTCGTGGCGTCCGACGCCGCGCAGAACACCAGCGTCGAGTGTGAGACTCGCGGCGAGTTCGAACTCACCAAGGAGCCCGCGCTCGCCATCAGCCAGGGCGCGCGGGTGTTCTGGGACAACACCAACCGCCGCATCACCACCACCGCGACCGGCAACTTCCAGGTCGGGCTCTGCACCGTGGCGGCGCTGGCGGCCGATGCCACGGTGCGGGTGATGCTGGCCCGCGTGCCGGCGAGTGGCGCATGAGCCGCATCGATCCCAAGGCCACGCGGGGCTATCGCAACCGCAATCCCGGCAACATCGAGCATGTCCCCGCCAACAAATGGCAGGGCCTCGCCGATCCGCCCTCGGACGCTCGCTTCTGCCGGTTCGTGAGTCACGAGCATGGCATCCGAGCCCTGGCGGCCCTGCTCACCACCTACCAGGACCGCCACGGGCTGCGGACGGTGCGCAGCATCATCGACCGCTGGGCACCGTCCGGGGAGAACGATACTGGCGCCTATGTCGCGGTGGTGGCGCGGCGGATGGGCGTCGGCGCCGACGATCCGGTCGACCTGCACCGGCACGACCAGCTCCGCCCGATGGTCGAGGCCATCATCGCCCATGAATGCGCCGGGCTGGTCTATCCGGCCGCTGTCATCGATCGCGCCCTGACCCTGGCCGGCGTGCCGCCACCCGCACCGGAGACGCTGCGGCAGGTCGCCACCACCACCGGCACGGGCCGTGGCGCGGTGGCGGTCGGCGCGGCTGGTGTGGCCACCGTCGCTGCCCAGGCCGCGCCGGCGATCCAGGCGCTCGGCAGCCTGGCGCCGATGGTCGCTATCGTTGTGATCCTCGCGACCATGCTCGGCGTCCTGCTCTGGCGCCTGCGGCAGCCGGCATGACGGCGCTTCTCGCCAGCCTCTGGTCCCGCATCGGCGGGTGGGCCGCGGCCGCCCTCGCGGGGGCGGGCGCGGTCCTGGCCCTGCTGGTCGTGGGCCGGCGGCAGGGGCGTGCCGAGGCAGAACGGCAGGCGGCACAAGACGCCCTCCAGGCAAGGGAGCGAGCCGATGCGGCGTCTGCCGAGTATCGCGCTGACGGCGCTGCTGACCGCCTGCGCTCCGGCCGGTTTTGAGCCGGCCTGCCTCGCGCTGGTCCCCTATGACGCCCGGATCCAGCGCGAGGCGGCGGAGGAACTGGCGGCGCTGCCCGCCGGCACGGTGGTGGCGCGCATGATCGACGACTATGGCGATCTGCGCGCCCGCATCCGCGGAGCCTGCGGGCGATGAGCGCCTTCGCCGCGGCGATGGAGGCACTGGTCGCCGATCCCAACCTCGGCACCGATGCCGTCTACCGGCAAGGCGGCACTGGCACGCCGATCGCCGTCAGGGTGCTGCGGTCTTCCCCAGACCACGTCGCCGATGCGTTCGGGACCGAGATCCTCTCGGCCACCGACATCCTCTCGGTCGCCATCGCTGTCCTGCCCGACCTTGCCGCCGGCGACAGCTTCGCCCTCGGCCCCGACCTGCTCACCGTCACCCACGCCGAGCGCGATGCCTCCAGCACCGCCTGGCGCGTGCTCTGCCAGCGATAGGAGTTCCCGCCGTGCCGCAGAACGCCCTGACCCTGCTGGAGATCCTGCGCGACCTGCTGCTGGGTGCGGCGGCCGGCCTCGCCGGCGGCTTCGTGCGCTGGAACAACCCTGAGCGTCGGCGCTTCGGCTGGTGCCTCGCCTGGGAGGTCCCCTCCGCCGCCCTGGTCGGCAGCGCCGGTTACGCCCTCGGCGGCTTCCTCGAGTTCAACGAGTACGGCCGCTTCCTCTTTGCCTTCGTGTTCGGCTACCTCGGCCAGGCCGCGCTGCATGACCTCGCCGTCGCCATCATCCGCCACCGCACTGGCCTGCCGCCGGGCGGCGGCGCGCCGTGAGGCTCGCCGCGCGCATCGTCGGCGACCTGCGCCAGGTGCTGGCTGCCGAGGTCCGCGCCGGCGAGCGAGCAGCGATGACGGCGATCCGCGCCGAGACGGAGCAGGTCAAGCAGGAGCTGCGGCGGCAGGTCACCAGCAGCTTCGGCGGCAACGCGCGCGGGATCGCCAATGCCTGGCGATCGCAGGTGTTTCCCCGCTCGGGGCAGTCGCTGCGTCCCGCCGGGCTGGTCTGGACCAAGGTGCCGAACGTGATCGACGCCTTCGAGCGCGGCGCGCTGATCCGCGCCAAGGGCGGGCGGAAGTTCCTGGCGATCCCGACCGGCTTCAACGCGGCGCGCGGGCGGCGGGGACGGGGCGAGAAAGGCATGCGCGTGACACCGGCACAGATGGTCGCCTCGGGCCAGGGTTTTCTGCGGCCGTTCCAGTCGGGGCGCGGCTTCGTGTGGTGCCTGCCGTTACGCCAGGGCGAGCAGACTGGCCGGCGTCGCCGGACGCGGCTTATCGCCGGCGGCCTCGCCGAGATCGGCACCGGCAGCCGGAAGGGCCGTGAGGCCTGGGTGCGCGGCATGCTCCAGCGCGGCATGGTGCCGATGTTCCTGCTGCTGCCGCAGGTGAAGCTGGCCAAGCGACTGGACGTGAAGGGCGCCACCGAGCGCGGCCTGCGCCGGCTGCCCGGACGCTTCGTGGCGGCCTGGGAGCGTGAGAGCGGGAGGGAAGCACCATGAGCATGCGGGAGGCCGCGATCGCGGCGCTGCACGGCCGGCTGCAGACCGCGCTCGCCACCCGCAATCCGGCCCCGCTGGTCCTACGTGGCGAGACGGTGCCGCAGCGTCTGCCGCCGGGTGGGCTGGTCGTCCTCCGTGATGGCGAGACGGTCGAGGAGACGGCGATCCTCTCGCCGCTCGCCTGGGCCATTGAGCACCGCGCCGAGGTCGAGGTCACCGTCGGTGGCGCGACGCCGGCGACGCGCACCACGTTGCTCGACGCCCTGCTGGTCGACATCGCCGCCGCCATCGCTGCCGACCGGACCCTCGGCGGCACGGTGGAATGGGCGCAGCCCGGCGCGCCCGATTTCGAGGACGTCGAGGTCGAGGGTGCCGCCGCGGCCCGTGCGGCGTCGGTCCCCGTCGCGCTGTTCTTCACCGTCGCCGGCTCGCCGCTGGCCTGACGCTTCTTCCTCCCGCTGATCCCGGAGATCTCCGATGCCCCGTGCCATCGGCGCCAATTGCCGTCTGCTCATGACCCCCGAGGCGACCTACGGTACCGCGCCCGCGGGCGACTGGCTGCGCATGCCCTTCCTCTCCTGCGACCTCGGCGCCGAGCAACCGCTGCTCGATGCCGACGTCATCGGCGTCGGCAGCAGCCGCGATCCCGCCGCGCCCTTCCTCGACACCGTCACCGTGCAGGGGCAGGCGGTGGTGCCGGTCGACCTGGTGAACATCGGCCACTGGCTGCGCCTGCTGCTCGGCCCGCCGACCACCACCGGCACCAGCCCGAACTTCATCCACAGCTTCGGCTCGGGCGCGGCGGCGTTGCCCTCCAACAGCATCGAAATCGGCTACCCGGACGTGCCGAACTACGACCTCTGCACCGGCGTGCGCGCCGACACGCTGGAGATCGACTTCTCGCCGACCGGCCCCGCCACCGTGACCTTCGGGCTGATGGGGCAGGGCTCGACGCGTGGTGCCTCGAGTTCGGGCGGCACGCCGACCAGCGCTGCCTACACCGCCTTCAACAAGGCGCAGGGGGCGATCAACCGGAATGGCTCGGCACTCGCCCAGGTGACCGGGGCACGCATGACCTACGCCAACGGCATGGAGATGGTGCGCACCATCCGCGCTGACCGGAAGGTGGAGGGGGTGGATCCCGGCATCGCGCGCGCCACCGGCCAGATCACCGCGCGCTTCGCGGACACGACGCTGCTGACCCAGGCACAGAACAACGCGCCGGCGGAGTTCGCCTTCGGCTACACGATCGACGCCAACCGCTCACTCACCTTCACGCTGCACGAGGTGTACCTGGCACTCGCCAAGACGCCAGTCGAAGGGCCGGGTGGCGTGGAGGCGAGCTTCGAGTTCCGCGCGGCGTACAACGCCTCCGCCACGCGCATGATGACGGCGGTGCTGAAAAACCAGCAGGCGGGGACGGAGTACGCGTGACGCCCATGGCGCTGCTCGCGGGCGCCTGGACGCCCGATCCAGCTTCTTAAACGGACTGGAGAGCAGCCCGTCTACAGAGCGACAGCCGGCGTTGTCGGTCCATATCGCTTCTGCAGAATATCGAGCACGGCCTCCAAGGTCTTCTGGAGGCGCAGCTGAAACTCCGTCACGAGGCCAGGAAGTCGCAGATTAATCTTGTCCTCCCGGCCAAAGAACAGGTTTCGGTTCACGTGGCGGTCCAGCCGCCCTGCAGTCATGTCCGGGAACAAGAGGAAGCGCTCGACGACGACGCCATTTTCGAAGCGCTCATAACCCTTGGGCATCTCGTCGAGCAGGGCATCGTGGATCAGGTGGTTCCGCAGCGTTTCGAGCGATGTCACAAACTGGCAGTGCTCGAAAAGGGTTCCGGATCGCCCGTTGAAGCTCAGCGACTTGCGGTCGCCGAACTGGGCGTTGCTACTGGCCATCTTCGGGTATCTGGTGAAATCCGACCGAAGGCGCTCGCCTTCGGTTGCCACCTTGACCGAGTAGTCCAGCAAGCTATGCAGCCGGATAAAGATGAAGTTCAGAAAGGCCGTCAGCTTCGTCGTGGTGGGTGACGAGGACCAGCGCGTCTCGTTCGGCTTTGAAGCATGCCCGCCAAAGCCAAAGAAGGGTTCGGTGTTGAGGGTGAGGTAGAACACCCCGAGGATCTGCATAACCTCCTTTGCACATTCTTGGATGGAGCTGACGAGGCGCTGGCAGTCGTACAGATAGAGAAAGCGGTGGAGTTCCGGGAACGTGGCGACCGTTTTCAGGAGTTCCTGAAACTGGCTGCTTGAGAGCCCATCCGGAAAGGAATTGAGTCGGCTGAATCGGATGTGATTCGCTGGTCCTGCGGACGATTCGCGGGAGCAGACGGATGGCGTGGACGGTGGAGCATCGGCGTGCGGCGGACCGGCGCGGGTTGCGCTATCCCTCTGACCTGACGGATGCCGAATGGGAACTGGTGGCGCCGTTGATCCGCCCGGCGAAGCACGGAGGCAGGCCCCGCACCGTGGATGTGCGCGAGGTGCTGAATGCGGTGTTCTACGTGCTCTCGACGGGCTGCCAGTGGAGCGCGCTGCCGAAGGACCTGCCGCCGAAGAGCACGGTCTGGGACTATTTCTCGCGCTGGGAATGGGAGGGGACCATCGAGCGCATCCACCACACGCTCTACGTCGCGGTGCGCGAGCAGGCGGGACGCGAGGCCAGTCCGACGACGGCGATCATCGACAGCCAGACGGCCAAGGCGGCGCAAAAGGGGGCTCTACGCTCGATCCGTCCGGCTACGACGCGGGCAAGAAGGTCGTCGGCCGCAAGCGCCACCTGCTGACCGACATGTAGAAGTCTGCACTTGATCTGACGGTCATCGACTTGGCGTGGCGGGTGTCCGCCAGGTCGAAGCTGTCAGGTGCCGCGCGTCATGCGGCCTCGCCGATGTGCTGTTTTTCGCGCGCGAGCGGGCGGCTGTCCAGGAAGGTCTGCATCGGCGTCTTGCCGAAGCACCAGCGGCCCTGGTGGGTGCGGGCCTCGTTGTAATGCCTCATCCATTCATCGAGGTCGGCCTGCAGTTCCTCGATGGAGCGGTAGACCTTCTTGCGGAAGGCGACGCGGTAGAACTCGTCGAGCAGGGTCTTGTGGAAGCGCTCGCAGATGCCGTTCGTCTGCGGGCTCTTCGTCCGGGTCCGGGTATGGTCGATGTCCTCCACCGCGAGGTAAAGCTCGTACTCGTGGCGGTCGTGGGCGCCGCAGTACTCGGTGCCGCGGTCAGTCAGCACTCGGTCGATGCGCAGCCCATGCTCGTCGAAGAACGGGATCACCCGGTCGTTCAGCAGGTCGGCCGCGGTCAGCGCGGTCTTGCGGTCGTAGAGCTTGGCGAAGCCCACCTTCGAGTAGGTGTCGATCGCGGTCTGCTGGTAGACCCGGCCCACCCCTTTCAGGGTGCCGACATAGAAGGTGTCCTGCGCGACGCAGTAGCCGGGGTGCTCGCTGTCGAACTCGCCATGGGCTCCCTTGTCGGCCTTGGCTTTCTCCAGCGCCACGAGTTGGGCCTCGGTCAGCACGCCGCCCTCCTGGGCCATCTTCGCCTCGAGCGCCTTCAGCCGGTGCTTCATGGTGGCGAGGTCGTGGCGCAGCCAGATGTTGCGCACGCCGAAGGGCGAAACCTCGATGCCGCGCTGGCGCAACTCGTTGGCCACCCGCGCCTGGCCCCAGGCGGGCTGCTCGACGGCGATGGCGACGACGGCGGCCTCGACCTCCGGTGGCACACGGTTCTTGAGGTTCGGCTTGGCCTTCGTCATCTCGGCCAGCGCCAACTCGCCGCCGCGTTCGTAGAGGTCGCGGAAGCGGTAGAAGCTGTCCCGGCTGTAGCCGAGCACCCGGCAGGCCTGGGTCACGTTGCCCAACTGCTTGGCCAACTCCAGCAGGCCAACCTTGGCGCGGATCACCTTCCGTTCGGTCTGGGTCATGGGGCTCTCCCATCGGTCGGCCGGGGCGCTGCGCTTCGCCTATGGCTCCGCGCCCCGGCCTCTCTCCCCGCCGATCATACCAACCGTCCGATCAAGCCGAAACTTCTACACGACACCATCGGTATGCTGCTTGCGGTCATCGTGCATCCCGCCAGCGTGCAGGACCGCGACGGCGCCGAGCCGCTGCTGCGGCAGGCGCGCAGGCTGTTCCCCTTCATCGAACGCATCATCGGCGATGCGGGCTATCAGGGGCCGAAAATGGCGGCTGCCCTCGCCCGCACCGGCGCGTGGACGATGGAGATCGTCCGTCGCTGCGACCGCCACCGCTTCGTCGTGCTGCCGAAGCGCTGGATCGTCGAGCGCACCATCGGCTGGATCAGCCGCAACCGCCGCCTCGCCCGCGACTTCGAGCGGCACTGCCGCATCGCCGCCGCCTTCGTCCGCATGGCCATGATCCGCATCATGCTCCGACGGCTCTCCCCAAAGCCCTCAGTGTGAACGAAAACTTCCCGGATGGGCTCTGAGACTGGCGCCTCCGAGTTGAGGCCGGCTTCGAACACGAATGGCGGCAGCACACGAAGCAACCCGCTGTAATCGACGCCCCGCATGATGGCCATTCGGAAAGCCTCGTGCAGTTCAAGGCAGACGGCCTCAACCTCAAACGAGCGGTCGCCCTCGTTTAAGCGCCAAGCTCCCTGAGGATCCTGCGATAGGTACGGCTTGCCATTGCCGCGCGGTGCTGCCGACGGGATGCCATCAAGATTCAGGTATTGCGCCTGAGCAGTCATCCAACGGTCCAATCGCCGGTGTGCGGTTTTCGCCCTGGACACCCAGTGCCGTCTCGTTCGGTCCCCGACAAGGCCTTCTCTGGCCGATCCTGAGCCACACGCCCAACGCCCTCCTGCCCAGCCAATTGGTCGTCCCAGTGGTCGAGGCGCTTTGGCGCTCTGCATCCAAGGAAACCCCATGCTCACCCTTGACCTGCCGACTGTGCCGTACTGGCTCGACCTGCCACGCGGCGTCCGCGTCGAGATCCGGCCGGTGACGACCGCGGTCATGGCCGCCGCCCAGGCCGCCGCCGCACGGCGCCTCGCCGCGATCCGCATCGCGGATCCCGATCTCGATCCGGACATGTCGCGCGGCCTGTCCTTCGCCTTCCTGGTCAAGGCGCTCGCTCGCTACGCGGTGACCGCCTGGGAGGGTATCGGTGACTCCGCCGGCAAGCCGCTGCCGCTGTCGCCCCAGGCCGTGGAGCGCCTGATGGACCTCGACGACATCGCCGCCGCCTTCTGGGACCGCGCCACGGCGCCGGTCGCCGCGGTGGCCGTCGAGGGAAACGGCTGAGGGCTCGCGCCGCCTGGCACTTCGGCCGCGGGCCCGAGTACTGTCGCGGCTGCGCCGCTCTGGAGCGCGATTGCGGCCTGGCCTGCCCCTACGCCGCGCACGCACCCACTAGCGTTGAGGGCGCTGCCTGCTGGTCGGCCGGCACGACCTGCATCACAGCTAGCACGGCCGGCCTCGACGTTGACGTTGCCGGGGCTCTCTCTGTCGCACGCGAATTGGGCGCGCCGTCCTGGGTCGCAGCGGAACTGCTGTCGGCACTGCGGGCCGGCATGGCGGCCGGGGTAGCCTTCAGGCGCGAGCCTCAGGAGCACCCTGTTGGGGAAAGCCTTAAATAAGGAGCGCGCTGATTTCGCGCGGCTTTCGGCATCTTCCGATGGGTCCGCATCTCGGCCGGCAAGAAAGACGCCGCCGCATCGTCGTGTCGAAGTGGCGCGGCACTCGTTCGGCCGCCTCGCGGCGCATCAGCCCCGCAATCACCGGTCGGCCGATCGACGCTCCAGGATCGGTGCAAGCTTGCCGATCTGCTCCGCAATCCGCGGCACGCCCGCCTTTCGTAGCGCGACGACATACTCCGGCAGATCGAGCGGCGGTGCGCGATAGTGCTCCAGATCCTCGCGCACCGCGTCAGCGAAGCTCGGAGGGTCAATGCTGGCGACGTCCAGCAAGAAATCATCCGGATGGACCGTGTGCAGCCCATAGGGCGCCAGCCGATCCGGCGGAAAGTCCGAGATGTTGAACGTCACGATGCAGCTCGCCTTGCAAACCACGGCGGCCGCGAGCACATGCCGATCGTCGGGATCCGGCAGGACCATGGCCTCAATGAGCGGTTCATAGCCGGTGACCAGCGCATCGAGCACCGATGCATCCATGAGCTGGCGGGTGCGCGCAAGGTCGCCAGCCTTCAGGTCAGGCCGCTTCTGCAGCAGATTGCGGATCCACTCGTCGTGCACCCTGTCGCTCCACCTCGCCCGGAACAACTTCGTCTGGGCGAGGTAGAGCACGAGGCTACGCAGCCTGGCGCCGTAGAAGACGTTGGCGTCGATGAACGCCGTGAACGTTGAGATCACGCGTCAGTCCAGTTCCAGCCGGCGTGCCTCCGCGGCCATCTCCGCCAGTGCCCGCTTTCGCTTCTCGGCCGAGGCGTGCTCGTAGGCCAGCAAGTCAGCGAAGCGGACGCGGCGATGGCGACCGACCATCCGATGCGCGATCTCTCCTCGATCGATCAGACCAATCAGGAACGGCCGCGAGACGTTAAGGTAGTCGGCCGCCTGCTGCGTCGTGAGTTCGGCCTCATGCGGGATGACCGAGATGGGACGCCGCTCAGCCATGGCGGTGAGCACGGTCAGCACGACCTCGACCGCGCGTGCAGGTAGCGGCACGGCGACGTTCGGCTGCTCGCGCAGAACGAGCTGAACGCCCTGACCGGCTTGCGCGGCAGGCGCCAGGCTGGCAGCGGCGGTCTTGGCGATGGCGGCCTCAGCCTCGTCGGCGACGATGGGCTCGGCCTGATCAAGCAGAGCGAGCATGGGGCCCTCCCGGGGCTTCTGTTAGCTTATGCGTATACGCAAAATACGCATTAAACGCAACTAACGAAACAGTCAGGTAAGGGGGCACCGCGCCATGGCCGACGCCACCCGCCGCGTCTCGGTCCGCCTCTCGCTGGACGACGCTGCCCGGGTCAAGGCCGGGCTGCGCGAGGTCGGTGAGACCGGCCAGCGCTCCCTCGACCAGATCAAGGGCGGCGCCGAGCGCGCCTCGCGCTCTCTCGAACTCCTGGACGTCGCCACGCGCGGCATTCAGCTCGCCGGTGTCGCGGTCGCCGCGCGCGCCCTGGTCCAGGCCGGCGACGCGCTCACCCAGAGCCTCTCCCGCCTGCAGAATGCCACCGGCTCGGTCGAGCGCGCCGGCCAGGTCT